GGTAAAACTATAAATGATATTTGTAAAGATACTATAAAACCTATTTGGGACCATTATGGTTATGAAAGAATTTGGAGACCTGCAAACTATCCTAAAGGACATGTAAATGAAGGTCTACCTATAATAGGTAATCATTATCATTTACCAAGTTTAAGACGTGAGTCTACTGCGATGCAGGCATTGTTAGATAAAATAAAAAATACTAAAGAAACTTTTTTATTTACTTATCGAGGAACTCCTTCTGATAATTGGGTAAAAACATTTTTTAAACAAAATGGTATAGAGTTTGCCCATGTAGGCAACACAGCTTACGTACCAAAAAAAGAGTTAAGATGTCACAAACTTTGGCCAGATTTTAGTGAAGGGGTACCTATGCCTTTACAACAGATAAAAGATTTTTGGGAGTACATGGGTAGTAAAGTTATACCAAGGGGATCTGGAGAATATGATTTTAAAGATTGGGTTAAAAAAGATTACACTATTTATGATTTAATTAAATTAAAATTACTTAAAGAAACTTCTATAGATGAAGAAGACTTTACACGGATAAGAATACAGAGAGGTAAAAAAGAAGATTATGAAAAAAGGATTCTTTATATAGAAAAAGTATTAAGGAAAGGTTTTGATCTAGAAGGTGAAGTAAGAGTTCAATACGCAAACATACACACAGTAAAAGGACTTACATTTGACAATGTTATTGTTGATTTAACAGCAACGAGAATAGAAGATTATTTTACACAATTAAGGCTAAAATATGTTGCTTACAGTAGAGGTAGATATGATTGTTGGACAATAAAATCACAAGGGACCTACACCTTAGGACAAAAAAATAAATTGAATAGATGGGTAACTTTACAAATTTAATATAGGAGAACAATATGAGTGCATATGACAAACAAATAGCAGGATCTCATTACAAAAACTACGAGATTCAACCATCGGAGTTCATAAACAAAAATAAAATTCTTTTTGCAGAAGGCAATGCAATAAAGTATATATGTAGACATTCTTCAAAAGGAAAAAAAGAAGATATACTGAAAGCGATACATTATTTAGAAATGATAATAGAAAGGGATTACAATGTGTAAATCACCAGAAGATTTAGATCTTGATGGCATAGATACAGTTGCCGTTGATATAGAAACATACGATCCAAACCTTAAAACAAAAGGACTGGGAGCAATAAGAAAAGATGGTTTTATAACAGGGATAGCTGTTGCAACTGGTAAAGAGACTGCTTATTTTCCTCTTAATCATTCTGACACAGAACTTGATTTTGATAGAGTTAGAGAGATCTGGAAGTCTTTGAATGATAAAATATTTCAAAACGAAAAAATTACAAAAGTATTTCATAATGCTATGTATGATGTTTGTTGGATTAGAGCAGTTACAGGTAAGATGATGAAGGGGAGATTAGTAGATACTATGATCGCAGCTTCTGTAATTGACGAGAACCGATTTAAATACTCATTGGATTCTTTGTCTAAAGATTATTTAAACGATACTAAATACAAATACGATTTACAAAATAAAACATTAGAGTGGTCAGGCGGTATGGTAAAGGACCCTATGTCCAACATGCACAAACTACCTGCATACATTGTAAAAGATTATGCAAAACAAGATGTAGACTTAACTTTAAAATTATGGAATTTATTTAATGAAAAATTAGACGAAGTATTATACACAAAAATAGATGAAGATGGCAACAAAGAATTAAAAAATTGTAGACAAATATTTGAATTAGAAACTAAATTATTTTTATGTTTAGTTGACATGAAATTTAAAGGAGTTAGAATTGATGTCGCAAAAGCTACTTTACTTGGAAGACATTTAAAAAAGAGAAGAGATCAAATAATAAAAGCTATAAAAAATAAAACTGGCATTCATGTAGACATCTGGGCTGCTTCTTCTATTAAAAAATTGTTAGATTACTTAGATATAAAAGATTACAAAGTTACGCCTAAGTCTAACATGCCACAACTTCCAAAAGATTATTTACAAACACACAAAGAAAAGTCTTTACGTATGATTGCCAAGGCAAGAGAGTACGATAAAGCAGCTAATACATTTGTAGATGGTTTATTAGGTTATGTTCATGGAGATAGAATACATGCAGATATTAATCAAATAAGATCAGATCAGGGGGGAACAGTTACCGGTAGATTTTCAATGAGTAACCCTAACTTACAACAAATTCCATCAAAAGGTTTTATAGGTAAAAAGATGCGTGAATTATTTATTCCTGAAGAAGGACATAAATGGGGATCTTTTGACTACTCGCAACAGGAACCACGGATCGTTGTTCACTATGCTATTAAATTAGGTTTACCTGGTACAGAAGATCTAAAAGAAGAGTTTGACAAAGAAGGTGCAGACTTTCACCAGATCGTTGCAGATATGGCTAAGATATCTAGGAAACAAGCTAAGACAATTAACCTTGGACTCTTCTATGGTATGGGTAAAATAAAATTACAAGCAGAACTTGGTTTAGATAAAACTGGTGCTAAGAAATTGTTTGATGAATATCATGGTAAGGTGCCTTTTGTTAGACAACTATCTCAAGATCTAATTCAGTTTGCTACAGAAAATAAATTACTATTTACTTTGTACGATAGATTTTGCAGATTTAATAAGTGGGAAACTACTAATAAAGAATGGGACCCTTCTATAAATAGATTTAAACCTGTAAAATTATATACTTTAGAAGAAGCTAAAGAAGCTTACAAAGCTGAAATGTTAGAAAAATATAAAGAAAATAAAATAGATTCTAACTACATGGACTTTTTTGACGTGTACTATACTCCTGCATTTACTTACAAAGCATTGAATAGATTAATTCAGGGATCCGCTGCAGACATGACTAAAAAAGCTATGGTAGATCTATATGAAAAAGGTATAATACCTCACATACAAATACACGATGAGCTTTGTATTTCAATCAAAGACGAAGAAACACGGATCACGGTCCAAGAAACAATGGAGCAAGCTATACCTCTTGAAGTAAAAAACAAAGTGGACTATGAATCTGGACCAAATTGGGGTACAGTAGAATGATAAATTATGGCTTACTTAAATGCTAATATTCCTGTACAATATGCCCAAATAAAAAGGGAGTACTTATATGATCTTAAAAAACATCATGGAGAAGTTGAAGACTGTATTATCTTTGGTATTGCCAGCATGTCTGGCCGTGCAATATTATTTCATGCTATTATGGAGAACGGTGCAATATTTTATCGCTTACCAATTGCGGCTTTTATTCAACGTGGTTTTCAACCGGAAACTGTTCCACATAGACGACTTGATGAACTTGAGCTTTGGAATTCTTTTAGTTATTACCCTGCTGTTACTAGTTATGATATTCTAGGCGGACAACACGGCAAGTACATAGGAAAAGATAAGAAGTGGCACCACGGCGCGTATCTTTTTACTATTGACTGGGCACACCCAGATGCTAATATACTAGATACTGATCATTCAGAGATCCCACACGAACATAAGTGTGCACACATCATCGCTCTAGATGATGGAAATTATGCGGCTCAACCAAACAATAGATGTATATGGGACTTGCCTTCATTTACAGTTAAGGACAATATTCCTGACTGGAAAGTACAAACTAATGAATGGAATGTAGAGGACACCGGAGCGTGGAAAACTGAAGACACCGACAATTTCTTTTATGAGATCGAGGAAAAAAAATGAGGAATTTAAACTATGAACATTGCAGAACTATTCAAAAAGAATTTTATATTAGTACCGGTAATAGCTTCTGTATTAGTTGGAACGTTCACTGGTGTTAGATATATAGTTAATCTAACAGACACAATCAACAACAATCAAACTGAAATAGTAAATCTTCAAAGAGATTTAAAAGTTGCACAAGAAAAACTTACAGATCAAAACACCAGATTAACTTCTGCAGAATCTACGTGGCAGATGGCAGAAAATTTATACAGACAACTTGCAGATCAGGTTAGAGAACACAGCTACGATATTAAAGATTTAAATAGGTAAACATATGGAAGGTCTCCGCATGGATTATAGATTTACTGCAATATTAATTATAATGATAACACTACTAGCTTTGTTTGGTGG